CTATTGAATGCAGTAGTAATCAAATAGCCAGCGCCAGCAGTAACAAGCTTCAAATCATACTTAAAGCTAACACGAATTAGATCAGCTTTACGAGGCTCTTCGCGCCAACGATCAGTTGGACGAGTATTTCCATCAGGATAAATCTGAGAAAACGTCTTACCGAACGTCATAGTATTAAGAGCAGGGTTAGGATCAACGATTCCAAGCCACACGTCCTTACCCCAAAATGAAGTAATACTCTGAGTTGCATCAACATTGTTAGCTGCATTATAAAGTGAATCTACAGCAAGAATAGTACCTTCAAAGCCAGTAAGAAGTTTAAATGCGTCAGGAATGGTAAGAGAGAAATTCTTGAATCTATCAACAACACGAGGATGATTCTCGATGTAAGAAACACCAAGAGCTGGAATAATCATCGTATTAGGATACCTGAATGTAGCAGCATAAACAGCACGCATACCAGTCATAATATCAGCAATCGGATTACTAGTTACATACGGATATGTCCCGCCTGAGAGATCATCCCATCTAGACGTACCTGCAAGAGTGATCTTGTTGGTAGACGCATATTGCGAAGTATCACGAACAAGTGTAGAGACAGCAAGTTCATGGTCAAGCATGAGAGAACGAGTTGCAAGCTTAGTAGCATCAACTTCCGGATCAAAGGTATTAGGGCCACCAAAGACCGGATTAGCATAACCGCCCTGCGATTGAAGTTGCTGACGCTCTTCGTCATAAACAGGAACCTGGAGAGAACGTTCTTTAGTCTCAAACGTATCTTCACTCCATTTAGCTCCGACGATTTCGTTAGCAACTCCACCCGGCTCACGAACAGACTCGTAAATCAGCCACGTACTTCTATCAAACGTGCGATAGCGGCCTGACTGTGTATTAACCGGAGTGAGAGGGAAAATCCTCTCGCCGTAAAGTGACTGATCTTGAAATCCTGTCGAGAAGTTCGACAGGATCGGATCGGTATAAAGAAGGGAAGGATCGTACATTTACGCCACCCCTCCATTAGGATCAACTTCGAGAGAAATACGATCGCCTGCATTTGTAGAGGGAGCACCAACGCAGCGACCAACAATACGCTTACCAGAAGCACCAACAAGAGCACTAACACGACCGTCTGCTTCAAGCTGAACTTGAGCACCAACAGTAATTGCGCCTGTAGCAACAGCTTCCGTAATACCCTGAACACGAGTAAGACAACCCTTACCGCGAGCAATTTCAGACGTCGTAACACCAAACTGAGCAAAACCAGCAATTAAATCACTATTTGCAGTAACTGGAGTTACAGTTCCCGCTGCTGAGAACTTAACTGCGTAGAACTTAGTAATAGCAGCTGCCGCTCTGTAACCCTTATCTAAAAGAACATTACCCGTTGCTGCTGGCATTTAATCATTCACCACCTTAGCCGGGAATAGCAGTAGCAGCGGCCTGTGCAAGATCGGGATGCTTATCTTGAACAGCTTTCAAAGCCTCATCGGGGCTACAATTATTCTCTTTCATATACTTCTGCATCAATTCAGACATGGCTTTCTTGGAACCAGCAACTCCACTAGGCGTATTAGTATCAAAAACGGGAATTGAATCATCATTGTTGTTAGATCCAATCTCACCAAAATCTACAAGTCCACCATTCATGATTGCTCTAACTGCGCTCTCATAATCTTCACTAGTAGCAGTACCTTCAGCAAACTTAACATGGACTTCTTCAACTTTTTCTTTTGCAATCTGTGAAAGACCGGTTCTAGTCTCAACTAAACCAAGACCACGCTGCGTGCGAAGTTTGCCTACGCTCTCGCTAAAGAGTCTTGCATTACTCTTGCGATCGCGTTCCATAAGCTTGTTGTGCTCATGGTACATATCGGGGTATTGCTCAGCAAACTTCTTCTCCTGCTCAGTCCTATCCTGATTGTGCTTAAATTGGGCAAGTTCTCCCATAGCCAACTTAGTCGTCTCAAGCACCTTTGCACCATCAGATTCAACAGGAAGTTCAAGAACACGCAGAAGCTCATGAGCAGTATTATCTTCCAACTCAAACGGCACCTTATTACCTCCCTTCGGGTTCTTTCCGAAGTTAGTTTTAACCCATTGACTCGGATCGTAAGCAGGATCATTCGGATCTGCAATTGGGGGTGTTTCTCTTCGCCAACCTCCACCTATTGCAGGATCTTCTTTCGAGGGATCGCCTTGTTTACGAGGAACTGGTTGACCAGTACCCGGATCAGGTTGTTCAGGGTTTCCGATTATTGGAGTTGGCCCTGTTCCTGGTTCAGAATGTTCCCACTCAACTGACTCGTTCGTTACTTCAGGAATAAGCACGGCATCAGAAAGTGCAAAAATCAAATTAAGTTGATCTTCACTAAAATCAAATTCACTCATATTTGAACCTGCCTTGCCAAGTAATCTCGCACCAAGAGCTTTTACTCTTGCAACAACTGCGGGTGGAATGCCATTAACTTGATTAACCCTAGCAAGCATATTACGAACGTGAGGAAGATCGATTTTACCATCTTTATCCTTGTAAGGCAGATGCCTCTGTTTATCAGGGCCAATCCATGCAAATGACGAATCAGGTAAACTGTTTACATAGGCAGTAGACCAGACGGCAAATTGTTTCTCGGCATCAAGAGATTCAACAAAAATCTCAGAAAAGTTTATAGGCATAAGACCCTTAGCTATTGGTCTATTAGTCAAACCTCCACCAACCATTACATCAGTATACACAGTTCCTTCATTGTTCGTCCATTCATCTTCCCATTCAAGAGAAAAATAACGCCACTCTTTATTTTTCAATTCCTGTTTAGCAGGCTCAGTAAATTCAACACCAAGCACAAGTTTGCCATCAGCACTCTTTCGAGCATCACGAATCCAACCTGCTGCTTTATTACCCTTAGCAACATCAACACCGTGGTCATAATTAATAGCAATCTCTTGACCGCGTGTGTTAGTATGGAAATTCGTGATGAAGTTCTGAATCTTCTGATCCGTAACTTCCACCGATCCATACGCAGGAGTTTGATACGTCTTGGCTGCGATAGCCTCAATATAAGCAAGTCCTGAATCAGGGATGGTGGCTGTGTCTGCGAAGCAGAAGAAAGCATTTAATACGCCGTTACCATTATCGCTATGCACTTTGGCTTTATCTCCTAACCTCGCGTATAATGCGCGAGCCTGCGCCAATGCGTCTGCCTGCGTTGTATGCCACCTACCATTAACGGTTCTTGTTTCAAGATTAACAACTGCCCACGGCTCACTAGAATGTCCCGCAGCAGCAGCTTCTTTAGGCCAGTACAAAACTTGGTAAAGACCCATTCCTGGCCTTAATGGTTTAAGTGGGCTGTTAGCTGGCATATTGGCTTTCTAGCTCCATGATGATTACACGACGATCAAGCCATTCATCAACCTTTACTAAACATTCAACTCTATCTGTATATTTCGCGTATTTAAGCAAGTTAGAAAGAAACTCCAACTGAATATCAATTTCACTCAGAGTATAAACCTTGGTTTCCTCGATAACCGAGGCACTCATATTTTCCCCTACTTTCACACAGCACCAGAACTAGGTGACTTACCGATATTTCCTCCACCGCCATTTTTACTAGTGTTGCTAGTACTACTGCCGTTAGTAGTTCCGCCGGTGAGACTCTTTTGAATAAGCTCTTGCACTCTTTCGGGCCTCTCTGACGGTTCTTTCCACGGAGTAGTAAGACGAGGAATATCAAATTGTTGTCTGACCCACTGTTCTGTTGCCTCGTCAAGACTAATGGCGTCTGAATCAAGAAGATTCTTGAGTGCAGAAGAGAACATCTGCAAGTCCTTAACTTCACCTACGCCGCGTACTGATAGTTTGGGAAAATTATCAGTTGGGAAATTATACGCAACTAATTCAGGAATCAGGTACATATTAATTGCATCGCAAATAGACTGAGCAATATGTCTCATCGACTTCAAAAACATATCCATACCAGTAGCCCCTGTAGCACGGCCGCCGCTACCACCTTGCGTGACGCCCATGTTAAGGAACTGAACCATTACGTTTTTGAGGATTTGCGTATCGTGGTGTTCAACAGATTTGAGTACATCGACGAGTTGACCGTGTACTTGAGCAAATCCAACTTTAATAGTCGGCGGTCTTGCGATATATGCTTTCTCGTTTGTGCGAAGATCCTGACCAAGTTGATGAGCCGCCGCTATATCCTTTTGACCTGCTCCTGGACTTATCTCAATATCGGGAATGCCAATTGCGTGTCGCTCTTTCTGAATAGAGTCAATATTATAGAGTCTATTCTTGTACCACCACGGTTTGTAAGCAGTACGCAAGAGTGACATTCCTTCAAGAGTTCCGTCCTGCTCATCGAATACGAACACGACGCACTTCTCGATAGGTATATCTACCTCTTTAGAATTTCCCGCTGCATCAACAGCATTATGAATAACGGTTGTAGGAGCGCCATTATCATCAGAGTCAATTCTTTGAATAGTTAGTGGAGGTCTAAAAGCTAACTTCTTCAACATCGTATATTGTTTACGATTAGCGCCAGGAGTGACTTTTCTAGGCGCCCACTCTCTTGTTTCCCATACTTCTTCAAATACTGATCTACCAGCTTCGTACATACGCAGAATCTGCCAGAGAATCTTTACCCACGGAACAGTCATACCCTCGAATAAGTTAAACTCAACAAACTCAGCAATAGCCATATCTTGGGGATCAGCAGAATAAGGCTCAATAAACCATTCTGCACCTAGCACAGGAGATTTGCCTGCACGTAAACTCATACGCACAGTTGCATCATCTCGCACCATTTTAAGGTACGTCTGAGTTTCTTGAAAGCCCTTTTGTAGCGCAGGGACAGGATCAATGAGAAGAGTAGCTTTTGCACTACCTACCTCAGAGAAATCTGGCCCTTTTACATCATCTGCGCCTTTGGCAACGTAAGTCGTGCCAGTAACCTGTCTAGCAGGCGTAGAGTCCTTGCGCTTTAAGCGTGGGAAGCGGGCCATTAGTTAACTAAACCTCTGATCTACTGAAACACCGGTCTGATACTTAAAAAAACCGGCTGCCTCACTTCCACTATAACCACTATAAACGTCGGCCAGGTGAACGTTGCCACCATTCACAAAATATTCATTGAAGAAGTATCGTAATGCATCTGCTGTATGATCGTTTTGCCCACGAGTAAGCTCATAGCCGGGTTTATTGCCAGAAGAGTGAATAGTACTAAGGCTGCGTATGGTTTCAACACAAGAAGGGTGAATAATTAGCCCAGGATCACCATCTTCTCTTATTCTGAGAGCTTCTTTTATTGCTTCAATTCCAAGTGTAACGCCAACAGGATTAGCAACAACACTTCCAATAATATAAGCTAAAGTTGCAATCTCGTCTGCACCTCGAGGATCAGCAGCGATGCAATCAACATGGAATCCTTCTGGGTTCGCGCGATTTTTTAAGATAAGACCATGTTGTTGAGTTGCTACATAACTTTGTACATATTCCCTCCACACATAAACTCGATCGCTCATATCAATCATAATATCGAGACATATAAACGGATCAGTGTAGCCAAAATCAAGCGCCCACCAGTTTTGATATTCTGGATTGTAATCAAAATCTTTAACATGAATACGCTCATCAAACTCTGGATAGATAAGTCCCTCAAATGCGGTAAATTCAGCAGCATATTCTTGCATCCAAAACATCCATGAAACTGTATTATAAATTTGAATAAGTTCTTTATCGCACTTGCATTTAACCATATTATGATGACGACCATCTGCAATGTTTTCGCAATTAGGATCGAAACCAGTTGGGAACAGTTTATTATTCATCCAGCTAGGTAAGCGCCATGATTCGTACTCAACGTAATCAGGATGTTGGCCTAATTGATACAACCCTTCATACCAGTTAAACCCCTGCGGCGTGGATGGAAAGTCTGCGCTACCTCTTTTATCTGTGAGAGCCGGCTGAACATACATCTGCCATGTACTCATATTATGTTTAGCAGCCTCAGACATAATTACATGATCGAGTCCCTCAC